CATATTAGATGCTGAGACTACTTTTGAAGCGACTGGTGCTAATGTAGTAACTGGTGTTGCATTAAAAGCTGGTGAGTTTACCACTGTTATTGGTGCCGAAGTAGTTCAAGAAGCTATATTTGAACCAACAGCGACATTTACACAAACATCATATGGTGAGCTTGATTCAGAAGCTGTAGTTGATACATCTGCTGAGTTTACACAACAAACAACTGCTCGTGCTTACCACAACGCATCAATAAATTATGATGTTGCTTCAATTTCACAGGTAACTGATTCATCTATTACAGCAACAACACCTCTTGAAGTAGATGCAGCATTTGACTTTACTGGAACACCAGAACATATACTAGGCACATCAATTAACTTGTCTGCTACATTTGAACAAGAAACTGATTATGAAGGTATATGGGACGGCACAATTGATAACAGTGCTTCATTTACACAGTTTACAGATGGTAGTAACAGTATTGAAGCGGCAATGGACTTATCAGCAACATTCCATGTTGATTATGATGCAGATAACTTATTCGGTAACATAGACATTGATAAGGCGTTCAACGCAACAATGTCAATTACTGCCGAAGTTGGTCAAGGAGCAACAGTTGATGTAGATGCAGAATTTACACAAACAGCCGAAGGTGTAAACTACAAACGACCAGAAATAAACTTCGACGCATCATTTACTGTAACTAATGATGCAACAATTAAAACTATCTCAACTGAGAGAACATTATATGTATGTGCTGAAGCAAGAACATTTGACGCATACGAAGAAATAAGAATATTAGCGGCATGAGGAAATAATATGAGCTGTCAAACATCAGGATTTAAAACAGATCACTTAGGTGAATACATCGTCAAAGATCCAGACGCATACTTAGATTACTCTGTTGAATGGAACGACTGGTTAGTTGGTGCTGATACTATATCAACATCAGCCTGGACTATTGAAACAATAGTTGATGACGCAGCTCCTATTACAACAGATCAAGATACTAATGGATCAACTAAAGCAACTATATGGTTGTCTGGTGGCACTGTTAACAATCACTATACAATCACTAATACAATCACTACAACAGGTGGTTTAACAGATGAGCGTTCATTTAGAATTATTGTTAGGGAAAAATGAGTTTATCTAAAGCCCAAAAGTCGATAGCAAAGTCAGATGCTCGATTCCGTGTAGTAGCGGCAGGGCGTCGTTTTGGTAAGACTTATATATCAACTATGGAGATGGCTAAACACGCAAGATACCCAGACAAGAATATATTCTATGTCGCACCATCATACAGACAAGCAAAACAAACAGTTTGGCAACCACTTAAAATTCAACTATCAAAGATGAACTGGATTAAGAAAGTTAATGAATCAGACTTAACCATACAACTTACTAATGACTCAGTTATATCACTAAGAGGAGCTGATAACTTCGATAGTTTGCGTGGTGTGGGTTTAGACTTCTTGGTAATGGACGAGTTTGCTTACATTAAAGAACAAGCCTGGACTGAAGTTCTAAGACCTACATTATCAGATAGACTCGGTAAAGCTATGTTCATATCTACCCCAGCAGGGTTGGGTAACTGGGCATATGACTTATACATTAAGGGTCAAGATGAAACACAAGATAACTGGCAGTCATGGCAGTTTACATCATTAGATGGTTGCGTTATGTCTGAGCAAGAGATTGAAGATGCTCGTAAAGATTTAGATGAACGCACATTCAGACAAGAGTATCTTGCAGCATTTGAAACATACAGTGGTGTTATATACTATGCATTTGAACCCAGTAAACATATTAAAAAGTTTGAAGGTGCTGATGAGTTATGGACTACTCTTAAGAAAGCACCGCTACTGTTAATGATTGACTTTAACGTGAATCCTATGTCAGCCGCAGTTGGTATACAAATGAAAGACCATATACATATTATTGATGAGATAGTTATATATGGGTCAAATACTTTAGAAGTAGTTCAAGAATTTAGAAATAGATATGGTGATAGAGCTATTACAGCGTATCCAGACCCTGCTGGTGTTCAAAACAAAACATCTGCTGGTGGTAACACAGACATTAAGATACTACAAAACGCAGGATGTAATGTGAAGTATAAACGCAAGCATCCATTAGTGAAAGACAGAATTAACGCTGTTAACTCGGCATTAAGTTCTGGTAAGTTAGTTATTGATCCTAAATGTAAACGAGTTATCGAGTCTTTAACAAAACATACATATAAAGAAGGCACACAGGTGCCAGATAAAGACAGTGGTTACGATCATATGTCAGACGCCTTGGGGTATGGCGTAGAATTTATATACCCAATTAAGAAAGATTACGGTGAGATACAACAACCTCGAGGATGGGGTGTTCAAACCAGCTAAATATAAGATAGGTAAAAATAAACTATGGATTATTCAATAGACGCAATTAACTCGGTTCATCCCGAGTATCAAAGTAATATAGAACACTGGGAGTTTCTTAACAACAGTTATCTAGGTGGCAACCATTACAAATCACAAGACTACTTAACAAAGTATGTTTTTGAATCAGCAGGCGAATATCGTCAGCGTGTAATGAATACTCCGTTAGATAATCACTGCCAGTCAATCATTAACATCTACAACTCATTCATCTTTAAGGAGCCACCTGTTAGAGATTTTGGGTCAATAGAAAACAGCCCTTACCTGGCACCATTCTTAGAAGATGCTGATTACGACGAAAGATCATTTAACGACTTTATGTCAGAAGTTGATCGTTTATCAGCAGTATATGGTCATGCTTGGGTTATAGTTGATAAGCCAACAACTGAAGTAGTTACAGCAGCAGATGAAATGTATATGGGTATTAGACCTTATGTTTCTTTGTTTGCACCAACAGCAGTAGTTGATTGGACTTATGAAAGACAAGCAAATGGATCATACCAGTTAACTTACTTTAAGATTATTGAAGCACAATACGATGATGTTGTGGTTTACAAGATATTCACTCCAGAATTAATATCAACTGTTCAGACTAAAGACGGTAAAACAGTTATTTTAATGGATGAAACACCAAACGCATTAGGTTACATACCAGCAGTATGCGTATATGACACAAGATCACCGGTTAAAGGTGTAGGTGTGTCAGCAATTAGTGGTGTAGCAGGTATGCAGTTGTCGATATTCAGTGATTACAGTGAGATTGAACAACTTATTCGCTTATCAAACCACCCATCATTAGTAAAAACAAAGGATGTTGATGCTTCTGCAGGTGCAGGTTCCATTATTACAATGGATGATCAGTTAGATCCTGCTCTTAAACCATACTTACTTCAACCAAATGCCGGTAACTTAGACAGTATCCGTGAAACTATTGATAGTAAAGTTGAAGCAATTAACCGTATGGCTAATGTTGGTGCTATTCGTGCCAAAGAAACAAGACAAATGTCAGGTGTTGCAATAGATTCTGAGTTTAGAAACTTAGATGCACGTAACGGAAAGAAAGCAAAGAACTTAGCGTTAGGTGAAGAAAACATTTGGCAGATCTTTTGTGATTGGATTGGTGCTGAGTGGAACGGAACAGTCACATATGATGACAACTACAACACAAGAGACAAGTTAACTGACTTAAACATCTTAAAACAAGCGACTATTTTATTACCAAACAACGAAGCACTCAGAGATGAAATGGCTAAACAAATTGCAGAGATGATCTCTGAAGATCCAGATGTAATTAATTCAATAACAGGTGGTGATAACACAGGGTTAGTTGAGGAAGTTGTTGAAAGTGAATGATCTGTTTACTTTCTTAGGAGCAAACGATTATAGAACAGTAATTGAGATAGATCTATCTCATGATGGACAAGTTCTGTGGATACAGACATTGTGTGGCAAGTATGTTGATATGAAAGTAGAGCCAATTGCTATTGACTTATCGCCAGCACATGAAGTAGATAGGAAATCACATAAAACTACAAAAGAAGTTGTGAAGAATCCACAAACAGCATTAGTAAATGCTAAATTGGCGCCATACGATACAGTTGATTTAATTAAAGTAAATGCTGGTGTATGGACACCATATATATTAGAGACACTTAAAGAAGTTATTGATGTAAACAAACCATTTATGTTTATTGAACTTGATGATAGAACAGACAGTGACACTATCCATACGTTATTAATTGAAGAGTTTGGATATCACTCACCAGAAGTTACTATTAATCAGAAAGCAATTACATTGGTTTATCATCATGACGATGCTTCCGTGCTGGAAGAGTTTAACTAAATACTATAATACTGCAAAAAGCAGGTCTTACTCAAATAAAGAGGTGAAAATATGTCTACTGATGCCATTGAAAATCAGGAAAATGAGGTAACTGGCCAAGCCGATGAAAGCCAGGTTCAAGGATTTACACAAGATGATGTAAATCGTATTGTCGCAGATAGAATTGAAAGAGAGCGCCGTAAATTTGAAAAACAATTTGATGGTGTTGACCTTGATAGATATCGCGAATTAACCGAGGCTGAAGAAGCCCGTAAAGTAAAGAGACAAAAAGAGCGTGGTGAGTTTGATGCTATCTTAAAAGAGACAGTATCAAAGAAAGACCAAACTATTGAATCTTTACAGAAAGAGTTGAAAAGTGTTAAGGTTGATGGAGCATTACTAAATGCAGCAGCAACAAACGGCGCAATTGATCCAGGTGAAGTAGTTCAACTATTACACGGTCAGGTGAGATTAAGCGAGTCTGGTGAAGCTGAAGTATTTGATCCAAAAACAGGACAAGTTCGTTATAATGATCGTGGCGATCCAATGTCGTTTGATGATTTAACAAAACAATTCCTAAATGATAGACCACATCACTTAAAAGCAACTCCAAAGGGTTCCGGAACCACTTCAAATGTGAATGGGAAAGGACAACAAAAGGTAAATCTTGAATCTCTGGACTTAACAAAGCCAGAGGATAGAAAGATATATGAGAAGAACTTTAAGTAATTCTCATAAAACGGTCAAAATATAGGAGAATATAACAATGGCTGATACATATATGAACGGAACAGAAGATGCCAACGGTAAGGATCTTTTAGTCCCAGCAAACGCAGCAACAGTTTATGCTGCACACGAAAACTCAATGTTCTTAGGTGGACAATTAATTCCAATCGAAGACGCACCTAATGGCTTACTTAAAGTAGGCAAATTATCAAAACCAGCAGCTGATTCAATTAGTGGTAATGTTGGTGATGCTATCACTGCTGATATCCCAGTAACTAACCCAGACACTGACGAAGTTAACATCGTTGCTGACTTAATTGCACACCGTGCGGTAGTTCGTGACTTAGGTAACATCTCACCAGAATCAATTGGTCGCACAGGCGGTCAAGGTGTTGCCGCTGGTTGGGACGCATTCGTAATGAGCAAAATTGCTGGTTTAACATCTGTAGATGTTCCTGCTGCAACTGCTTTAACAATGAACCATGTTTTCTCAGCAATTTCAGACATTCGTGCTGCTGGCGAAGGTGGTCAATTATACGGTTTAGTATCTCCAGATACTTACACTGAGATGATGACTTTAATCGGTGGTGCTGCTTATGCTGGCGGTGATGACTTCCAATCACAAGTTATGCGTTCAGGCTTCTTAGGTAACATCGCAGGTGTTCCTTTCTTCGTAAGCTCATACTTTGATGCAACTAACACTGGCTTAACAGCTCCTCGTTTAGCTGTATTTGGTCAAGATGCATTACGTATTGGTATGCAAGAGAATGTTTCTTTAGAGATTAGTCGTAGAACTGCTGCTAAAGGTTGGGATGTTGTTACATCTGTAATGGCTGGTTGTGAAGTTATAGACGCAACTCGTGGTGTAATCATTAACGACGCTACACCTTAATAGTTAGGAGACTACAGTAAATGGCTATGTCAACGGATACAGATATTATCGAATACTTCCCTGATCTTTATGAGTATGGGATTCAAGACTTTAGTGCTGAGCACGAAAAGACACGCGGTGATATTATCCGTCGCTTAGCCATTGACTGGTGGCCTAGGTATAAAGGTTCATATACATCTGCATCATTAGATGATACTTTGTTAACTGAATCTCAATTTACTAGGGCCGCTGTCTTCCACTGTTTAAGTTATTACATTCTACCAAAACTTACAAAACATGATCCGGAAGGTGATCGTTTCAGCGAGATGATGAAGTATTACAAATCTCGTTATGAGGAAGAGTTTGATTTAGTGTTGAAAGATGGTGTTGAATATGATGCCAACGATGACGATACTATTGATGATTCAGAAAAGGAAACTTTTCATATGCAAAGGCTAGTTAGATGAGTAAACGCGAAGATATAACCTGTAACATTATAGATTGTTTGCAATCAGCAGATAATCCTCGTTTTGGGTTAGTTACACGCAAAAACTTTGATATTAATCAGCTCAGCAGACAACAGTATCCTGCGATATATGTTGTGACAGCAGATGAAGAGCGAAACGATATTACAATGACTGGGTCCAATGGACGTAGGGCAGCAGAGCTATAAGTAGTTCTGATTGCATGGGTTAATGGCACTGAGATTGACAAGTTACGCAATGAAGTTATAGAGCGTATCGAAGAAGCCTTAGCTGTTGACACAAGTAGGGGTGGTGTAGCTAAAAGGACTCAAGTGCGAAACATCGCAGTTGATTACGATGTAGTTGAACCATATGGTAGAGTAGATGTAACTGTCTTAGTTGAATACGATTACACTCGAGGTAACACATGAAAGTTCGAGTAACTGACGGCAAGAAAGTTCGATACATTGATGAAGAACTAGTTAGTAGGGCTATTAAGTATGGCTTTACATTAGTTGAAGATGTAGAAGAACCACAAACCGAAACAATTTCTGAAGAAGAGGAAAATTAAAATGGCAACATACGCTGGATGTGAAGGATCTTTAAGCATTGATGGTGATTCATTAGTAGAACTTAAAAGCTACTCAATTGATTACACAATCAATACTATTGATACTTCAACAATGGGAACTTGCTCACGCAAGTATGCACCTAGCATCAAGGAATGGTCAGGCTCTGCAGACATCTTTTATGATGTTACTGACGCTGCGACTGTTACAGATGCTTTAACCGCACAAGACGCTGGAACGGATATTCCGTTAATTGCTTATATGACTGAAACACCTACTACTGGTGATCCAAAGATTACAGGCAATATCATTATCACTGGATTCTCAATTAATGCTACATTAGACAATCATGTCGAAGCATCAATTTCATTCCAAGGTGATGGCGCGTTAACAATCGGCACTGAAGCTTAAGGATAAACCTTAAGTGCCAGTTCCGGCAATAATTGCAGGGCTCGCCCGTGGTGTATCTGCACTCGGGCGTGGCGCTGTATCTAGTGCTTCAAGATTAAGAGGGCTTATATCTCGTGGTTTATCTAAACTACAGTCCCCTAAATTCTCAGCACACATACAAGTAAATCATCGACAGCTATCAAGAAAATTAAAGAAAGCATCTGATGATAAAGTAGAAGCAGTGATGCAATAC